CACGGATGAAGAAGCAACAATATTATACGCGTCACACTTATTCCTCGACGGAAAAAACCCGTACCTTTACTCAATGACTAAAGCATTTTTCATATATCACGTTCCGTATAACGTTGTTACCGGCACTACGTCAAACTCATTTCTGCCGACCGTCTATATTTACCCCCCATTATCGTTCATCAGCGTTGCGGTTTTGCATAACCTTGAAACAGTAAACGTAATAACAGCTGTTTTAGCTTTCACGTATTCCTTCCTCAAAAGACACGAAAACGCTTTCATCGCATCTTTTTTCCTATTTCCCGCACTTTCATATGATTTTGCGACAGGGCAAGAACTGAACCTTTTTGCATATTCTATTGCGTTTCTTGCCCTACTTAATGAGAGATTCAGATACCTGCTCCTAGGAATCTCTGCAGACGTAAAACAGTTTGCGATACTGATAGCTATTCTTCTAATTAAATTTGAAAGACAGAAACTTAGAAAGATAATAGAATTCGCGTTACCGCTACTGCTCTCATCAATACCCTTCATTTCAAAGCAATACCTTGCGTCCGTTATAACTATTACACAACCTGTTGCACAGCAGGGCGTTTCGTTTTCACTCCTTACTGCGTTCGGCTTACCTATCCCCTCATTCGTGTATACCGTACTTGAGGTGTCTCTTTTTGCATTAATCCTACTATATAATAATAAGAAAGAATTAGCTTGGGGTCTTCCGGCGTTAATATGGATATTCTCTTTTAGAGATTTGGGATATTTTACATTTTATTTTGCATTACAATATGCAGTATGGATGATGAAAGATGCAAAAGTTTGAAATCATACTAATGTTAGTAGTTATAATACCATCCCTTTTCACGTTTTCTATTTTTTTCTATCAACCACAATTGCATGCAAAGGTACTGGATTTCTACGACGTAGGAGAAATAAATAAGTACAACGTGCTAACGATATGCATACAAAACCCTACCAATAAAACATATGTATTGGTGCCGGTAATTAACAGTCATCGTTGGTACCAAAACATAATAATCCTAAAACCGCACGAATATGTTATAGTAAACGTTACGGCACCAGATCCTACTATTGCCATTTCACAAAACTCTCCCTATGTAATTACATTCTACCTGTACAGTACTCAAACTGCTGTCTTATCTATAAGCGGATTCGCTCCTGCAGGTACGGTATATCCTATCGTAAATCCTAGTTTTACTGTAATATACAACTCATCGTATGGTGTATCGGAATACGGCTGGCAGATACTATATAACGGGCATATAACAGTGCAAAAAGGAAAAATCACAATAAATGGAACAGCACTGATAGAACAGACATTATACTACCCAATAAATGGAAGCATAATAGTGGCACATGATGGTGGAGAAGTAAAATCGTACATATGTGATAATACTCTAGTTATATATGCACAAAACACTACGATATTTTCCGTAGTTTTAAATGGAAGTTAATGAGCGGGAAACCTCACCCTCCCAGGGGGATCAGACCCGTATTCCGCTCTCACAAACAGCTGTTTGAGGTTTATATACCAGTTTTTGATAGTATTATAGTGTGAGCTAAATGAAAGTACCAGTGTTCATAAAATATAGTAGATTAGAGGACAATTGTGATTGCGATAAGCAAGAAGGGATCATATGCAACGACTTCAAAGATTATGTTGACGTTGACGTTGATGATGTGGAGTTTGATCGTACTGATCTAGAAGACATAGTGAACGAATATATTGATGACATTACAGACATTTTACTGATGGATAAACGTCTTTTGGACGAACTATCCAAAAAACTAAACAAATACAATATAAGATAAATTCTTTTTTAAGCTGACTTCCTCCCCACCTTGAAGGCGAGGCTTTCCACTCCCTTAACTACCTGTTTTGTAAAAAGTTTTGAATTTAATATGTTAATTGTAGCGAATTATATTCTTTTATTTTTTTATCTATATCATACATTGTTTTCCCAATAGAATCCAAAAGTGTAGCTAGTACTTCAAGCTCTGCAGTTTCGTTTAAAGAACGTTCATAATAACTGAGGTAATACTTAAAATTATTAGTATATAACAGTCCAGCACTTTTAACTATATCTTCTGTATATTTTCTTAGCTCATTAGCGTTCAGCGGGGTTTGACTTTTTAATGCATCCAATATTGCTTTGCCTAGTTCGTCTAAGGCTTCGTTCAGTGTCTTAAGTCGATGTTTCTTTTTCTCAACGTTTATTGAATCGTCTTGAATTATTGATTCATAAATAGACTGGATTTCCTTACCTAATCCTTCGACAACATTATTAGGTACTTTTTCTACTTTATTTTCCTCAGTATTTCTATTTTCTTCCTCCTTATTCTGCTCTACGTTTTGTTGTTCCTGAGAATTACCAAAAACTATTACAACGACAACGTTTTTCGCTAGGTTGATATTGACCACACGCTCATTGCCCGTGAGATATTGTGAATAGTCACCTTCGGGTAATAGTACAGCAGGATGAGAGGCATACAAGCCTATAACCGCTTTGGTAAAAAGTTCAAATGGTATCTTATTAAGGAATTTCAGCAACTCAGGACTATGAACATTTTCATTAGGTACAAATTCTGCTGGTAGTTTTGTAACAATGCCATAAGTTTGTTCGTACTCAGATAATAAGAAATCGGAAATTTCCTTTATAACCAATTTAGGGATGAGTAAAATGTGTGGGTATAGGAGTGGATTATCTGGATAAGTGTAAAAATTATATTCGATCCTGAAATCTTCTCGGATTGTAGGAATCTCAGATTCTAACATTTGAATTAATTCTTTTATTTTTTTCTTAGCTGATATACGCTCATCTTTGAAACGCGGATCAGCAGAGTACCCGTCCTTTAATATGACCACATCAAAATCAAAATCTTTAGTTGTACTACCTCGTATTATTTTAACATGGACAATCCTCTTACTAATTGTGTAATCGTATACTTTTTTGATTTTCCTGCTAAGCTCACCTAATTTGAGGTATATGGTTTTTTCTCCACAATGCACTATTCCCTTTGGGTATCCGAGACTGTAGTATTCCTCGGGTGAAGTACTCATTTTAATTATAAATGGCATATATCCTTGCGAATTCTCGGGACTAAATGTTGCCATAGGCTTATAGTCAACTAATTTCAATGATCCGTTATATTCGTCTGACAATTCTTCGTGACGTACAAAGTCTCCAGTTAAAACGAAGTGATCAAAAAGGACATGAGAGAGATATTCATCTAATGGATACAGCGAAATTGTAGTACCGTCACTTTTTGGAATATCTATCCTCATTTTAGGTCAGTATATTTTTATGCCAAACCGATATTTAAAACTCTCTTCCTCAACCAATTAGGCAGTAAACAAGGTGATTGGTGGACGGCGACGGAGCGAAGGATAAGGTCTTAAAACAGCTGTTTAAATTATTTTATCTTTCGCCCAAGAGTACAGATCTCTTTTAGAACTGGAAAATCCTTGTAGCTTTAACGCGGAATATTTATATTCATCCTGATAAACTGCAACGCTTTCAGCAATTGTGTTTTCTTCTCAGTTACGCATTCCCTATAGTACTTCGCCGTGCATTTTTTCTCAATGACATTTTCATCTATTCCTAGTTCACTTACAAGCGACTGATACAGCGACGTCCCCTTAATACTGCTAATCATAGTAGCCGTCCTAATTTGCACGTCCTTTAGTATGCTTAGGACAGTCAACACGTCGAACCCGTTGGGGTTCACAAACCTTGTCAGCACGTCTATAAGATACGAGCTTTCAGCAACTAGTCCTTCTTCGTTAACATAAAACAGATGTTTTTTCCTTGTGCTGTTCAGTATTTTCGTTACTAACGACTTAACGTCCTCGCCAGACGCGTTCATTACGATAAACATTATATCGCAACCGATCTTTAGTATCTGCCTTAGTTCGTCCTCAGATGTCGCATTCTCATATCTTTTTAGGACTAATTCCCTCCATAACTCTTCTATCTCGTCGGTGTAATAGGTAAGCATTACAGTGTTCAGCCTCTCTATAGCCAAAGTAGGATGTACAAGGCTTTTGTCCCCCATGCATACCTCTTTATAGACAATGAACTGGAATTGTTCAGGAGTAGGGACTTCGTTTTGTTTTTTATTATATGCCATTGTCTACCACCTCACTCTACACTAAACCACTCACAGTCACTACACGTAACATTGTTTATATCATCTATAACTACACTATCACCTAGACATACGGCGATGCGTCTCTGACCTGACTTTTTCACTTTCGCTATAATACATTTGTTGTAATTAAACACAAGGTGGTGAAACCCACCTATATCGAATTCTAAAGCGTCAAATGTGTACCCTCCATTTGTTTTATACTGTACTTTACGATACGAGGAAATGTAATACTCAGACGTTGCTATCGAGCTTACTAGTGCAAACTTCTTTAGGTCTACTTGTTTTTTCAGATAAATCGCATAGTTAGTACCTTGTATCATGACATCTGTGACAAAGTAAATGCCGGGATGTGCGATCCTGTGCTGTAACCTGCTAGGTATCCCCATATCGACATGAAGAGTGTATTCACCCTCACTTTCGGCTATTTTGTATATCTTATTCTTGAATACATTACGTAGGTAGTTGAACAGTATTACGTTTTTCCCAACGAGTGATTGCAAATGCGAGAGAGACATTATCACCACCAGAGACCGAGGGATCTCCGTTTATTTACGGAATCTATGTAGTCCTTCCTCGCAACGCTGGCGAAAATGAAGTAATTATTATAGGTAAGCCCAACGGCACCGAACGTGTCAAATTCCTTCGAGAAGTTTCCAGGGTCGTCGTCTTCAAATTTGTTTATGACGAAATAATTCAGTGCGTCGTTATAACGTTCCAGGATGAGCCAGATCCACCTTGGGTAGACGAAAAACTTCCTTTTAGCGTTCGCACCAATTTTTAGTATTTTCTCTCTCTTTCTTGCATACTCTTCCGGAGAAATGTAAACCATTGCAAAATAGACTATCCTATCACTCGGGTTTCCCTGGTTTATCTGTGTGGTCATCTTATAGTATAATTTCAGGAAATCTGTGGGTAAGTCCATCATCACGGAAATACCGCTAGTTTCAGAATACATTATCGCGACATGTACACCGTTGTTTTCTATTACCTTCGTTTTTTTATCAATGCTGACTAACGCTGGAGGCAAAAGTAATAAGGCGTCATAGTCCTTATAGACGATTGGTGATGTTTTTTTCTTCTTCTTAAACAGTAACACTGGTATCACCCCCTAAGGTATGAAATAACCGTCATTATCACTACTACTGCCAAAGGAAATGTGTAATACATCAACAGCAAACGCATAAACAAAGTATGCTATAGCCATGGCAAGGACTGCGATACTGATGTATAGGAGTACGGCACCGTCGGTACTGTAAGGTGTAATTCTATATGTGACATTGTACGGCGAGGTGTACACAGGGTTATATGTTACGTATGGGGAAAGGTATATGGAAATAAGAGTAAAGCCGATGGAAAACGTTAGGAACGGCAAGGCAAGTCGCAGATGTGTCAAACTGCTGTTTCTTAGCAGAAATAGCTCAATTATTGTCAGTACAACGAATCCACCTGCAACGTCAACAAGAAAGACTTGGGTGTAGAAAAAGGGTGGTAACGCATTTATTACGGTTGAATTTGCTACTGTCATATCTCCTCAACATCACCGCATAGTTCCTTTTCGTTTGCAATTTCTTCAATTGTAGCACCGTTCCTGACTCTTTCTGTGATCTCCTTCATGGCGTTAAAGAGGGCTATACTCGAAAACGGTGGTTTTTCCACTTCTACGGTTTCTCCGTTATTGTTAACAGTCCAGTACCCTTTGACCACAAGGTACATGTACGATAACATCTCCGGAAAATCATTATCGTATTTGCTTTGGATTGTAGAAAGAATCTCAAACGCTTTTAACAGAACTTTACACTCGGGTTTCATATCTTTACTTTCCACAGAAAAGGTTTAAAAACCAACCAGAAGGGATTTGCTCTTAAACAGATGTTTGAAAACTAACCTCCTCCCCACCCTAAAGGTCGAGGCTTACCGTTCATTTTGTCAGTCTGCTTTTTAAAGCTATCATGCGAAGAATCTAACATGGTAAACTCGAAAGTCGATATAGACAAATACTTCATAGTGCGTGTGGAAGGGTTCATGCCCCAGGCTAAACCTGTCATAGGTGTAGCGTATATCTCTTTCTATGTGAGAATGGACAGGATCAAAAACGACAAAATCGTACACACAAACCTGCTATGTATAGGCATAGGTGACGGACATGATACACTTTATATTTCTGCCGTTGCGGACAACGAATATATCATGAAACACCGTGAAATAATAACGACGTCAAACCTTAACCTGTTCAAATACGGAATATACTTCTTTTTTGATGATGGAAAAGGCAATAAGAAGGTCTACTTATTCTATCAACCGTTTGACCCTGCAACGTTAGAAAAAATAGCAAAAGAACAGAACGACCAAGAGGCGATAGACTACTTCCATAGTAGATTTGATGGGAAATGTAGTAAACTGGAGTGGGAAAGAGACGGTAAGGGTCTCAAAACGTTTTACTTTGTGTACAGTGTCGAGGGAGAAGCTAAGGAGTTAGAGTTCAAAGAAGAGAACGGGAAAATAACAATACTAGGTTTTAAGGAACCAGGGAGTGGAGCAAAATGATGCTGGTCTTGGATATGGATGGCACGCTTTTCGACACTTCTGCCAGGTGGAACGAATGCGAGAAGATATCCAGAGGAGACAAGAAAACATTATCTTGGAAACCCGACCGTGTGTTTTGGGAATGTTATCAATCACCGAGGTTCATGAACTTGGACGAACCTAAGTGGGAAGTTATCAAGTTTGTCAAACGATTAATTGAGGAGGAAAAGCCAGAAGTTATCGTCATAGTCAGCGGTCGTTCAGAAAAACAGCGTGAAGTTACTCTCAAACAACTGTCAGAGATAGGGATAGAGCCGAACGAGGTCGTGCTAAGGGGCGAGAAGGACTTCAGGAAAGATCATGAATTTAAGAGAATCGTTGTAAAGGAGCTAATGGAAAAATATGACCAAGATAAGGCGATAGTGATAGATGATAGTGACGCAGTGCTAGAATATCTGGAAGAAGAAGGGGTAGTAGAAGTGATAGATGCAAAAAAGATAGCAAAAAGAGAGAGAAAGGAGAATACGAATACTATGTAGAGGGAAAAAATTAAGAAGAAGAGAGATGGGATTTTATTTTATTTATGATATCAGTCGAAAGTCCGCATATGTTTTTGTTATAATATATTATGTAATGAACACATATGGGCGATATGTTATATTGTACTGCTAATTTCTCTATCACTTTTCTGTCAACTGTACTGGTACTGATAGTATCCTTTCCCCAGAGATTATATTTCCACCATTCTCCCTCGTCACACTCAACTCTCTCACCTAGCATTTTCTTGTAATGGCAAATGATTTTGTACAGTTGATTACTTACTGGAATAGGCTCTTCTAACGGCAAAGGTTTTATTTTTATGTTGTAAGGTTTAATGATGTGTCTATTTGAAATGTTTGCTAGTTCAATTAAAGCGGACAAAAGTATGTGAACTTGTTGTGGAGGATTATACGAATTATGTAAGAATAATGAGAAGAACAAGTAGGGTATTTTCAGATTTACAAGGGAATTGATAAACTTTTCTAGACTTAGTAAGGAAACCACAGGGAACTTTCTTGAAATCGGGTCTGCTATTTCTGCTTGGGGTAATTCTTTTTTTATGTCATTAAATTGGCTGGGTTTTGCTAGTATAAACAACGGAGTTAGTACATCATGCCCTTTAAAATTCACTATTGTTGTCGTTTCGATTTGATAAAAGTTGCTGTAAAACTCCAGCTCCTTAGGAGTAATGTAACCCCTATTCAATAACCATTTGAATTTTTTTATTTCTGGCTCAAACTGTTGTTCGTTCACTGTTGTCACCTCGAAATTTAGAACACGTAGAACTTTCGATGAATAGGCGAGTAATGCCATAATCTTCCAAAACCCGCTAATTGGGCAATCTCAACGATAATCTCATTAGGCAACCCTGATATATATATCCCGCCATAACTTAACAGTATCTTTATTTTCTCGAACTCACCAAGGTCTATTGTAATTATTTCTACATCTCTGTATTTTTTCTCTAATAATTCTAAAGCATACTTCGCTAGAAATAATGGAGATTTGTCGTTGGAATTCAGTACTTCTTGGGTTGTTACAAAGTACTTAACTGCTCTGGCATGTCTTAAAGCTAAAATAGACCCTATCACTCCTCCTGCCCCGCTAACCGCAACACTAGTGGGATGGAAGACTTTGAAATCCGAAGGGATATATTTGCTGTAAATGAATTCATACGGCATATCTGGTGCAGTATCGATATGAGCTATTGCAAAATCTATATGCTGTTTATCTATTCTTGTAGCCCGTAAGATCTCCTCCCACGTTAGAGTAGAATTAGTAGTTTGATCTGACTTAGGATTTGATTTAACCTGTGGATGTGGAGAGGACATATTTGGTCATTATATATGTGTGCTAACTCAGCTATATAAGTTTTCTACATAACGAGTTAGGAGAAGTTTGTTGGGAGGTAGGTGTGGAAGGAGAGAAGAAAGGGGTCTTAACAACTGCTTGAGAGAAATAGGAAACAAAAAAAACGGGTTGGCTTATGAATCAGCCTCGGCGAACGGGTATAACTTTTCCAGATACCTCTGAATATTTTGCACAGCGAAATATGCTTCTTTTATTTTCTCTCTATCAAATGAACTAGGAACACGCATCGATCTTTGGATCTCATAAACAAGTTCCTTTAAGACGTTTATGTAATTTTCTAAAAACTCCACATCACCAGCACAAATGTTGATGCTATCACTTCCGTTTCCGGTAACTACTATTCTAGCTTCGATTACAACAAGATTCCCATTTTTAGTACGAAACGGTACCTGAGGAACATTTATAACTTCGATTTGATCGTAACCCATGTTCATCCTAATACAGTTCTCGTCAGTAAACGTTCCAATATAATACCCTAGCACAAGATGCCTGAGTTGTACTATTGCTCTCTTTTTCATTTTCTGGAATTCCCTCCTACTTAACTTTGCCATATTTTACCCAGTATACATTTTGCTTTCATGATATATAAAGTTTCTGTCTAACTAGTTAGGCTGAAATGGCGAACGAACGACAGACCTTGCCTCACAAAACAAGGAGCAGGTCGAGGGCTGGGTACGACGAACACATCTTTAAAACAGCTGTTTGTTAGGAGAAAGGATAAAAAAAAACGGATTGGTTTGTGTCTATGTTAAGGTACACTTTTTATATAAAATATAATTGAAAATCGCTTCTCTTTCTGCAGAAGAGCCATAACCTAGTTCTTTTTTAATCTTAATACATTGCAAAAATTCTTTCATAGGAATTTCTACTGTGTCGTTTGAATTAATTAAAAATTGTACTATATCTTCTTTTTTCTTAACTTCTACTATCATTTTTCCTCCTCATTACTATTGTGTTAAGACTGGTATTTAAGTTTTCTGTCCAACTTGTTAGGCTGAAACTAACGGGCTTGGCATCCAATGAAACTCTAAAACAGCTGTTTTGCAGAATAAGTGAATAAAAAACGGGTTGGCTTTTAGGTAACAGAGAGAATTAATCTATATAGTTCCATATCGATTTTCTGTGTGATAAAATATGCTTCTCCTAGCTTCTTCCTGTCCAAATTATTTTTCGTATTAATAATCTCATAGACGATTTTCTGCAACTGGCTGAAGTCCTTTTCTAACATATTTATGATTTCCTTTATTATTTCTTCCTGGGGCGTCATTGTTTAACTATTGTTAGGACTGGTATTTAAAATTTCTGCACAACAAGTTAGACGGGAACTACGAGCAGAGCATCTTAAAACAGCTGTTAAAAAGAGAGAAGGGAAAAAGAAAAGAATTATTGACTTTGGGGTTGGTCTTGGGTACTGTTCTGTTGGGTGCTAGTCTGTTTAGGTTTAAAAACGATTACCTTGTTTACTGGGTCTAGGTATGGCTCATAATCCAACAGAAATATAGCTGAACGTCCTGGGACGCTTATATAGTATATTGGATATATTTTACCGTTTTTCTTAGTTGTCTTAATCCTCCAGCGTAACTTTAGTTCCACCATCTTTTCACCTGATTATATAATATGAATTATATGCTTAAAAAAGTAGTCAAGATAGCTAGGAAGAAAGCTTACGCAAAATATCGATGGCGTCTTTTGTCTGTGTGTACCCTACAATATATCTGTAATCTCTGTGTCCCGTTATCTTCGCGATGATTGCAGGGTCTGTGCCGTTTTTTGCAAGGAAGGAGATTAGTGCATAACGAAGAGAATGTGTGTTACATTTCAGGTACTTCAGTGCAAACATCCTTATTCTGGCTTCTAGTTTGTCGTCAGAGATTGTCAGTATCGATTTATACGCTAGCCTGTTCCTGATAACCTCATGAATAATGAAGACCCTTGTGTTACCGTGCTTCTCAGCCTCTAACTGGAACTCTCTTTGCCCTGACTCTACGAACGTCTTAAACGCCCTTATCGCTTCTTTGATTCTGGATCCGTTGGTTAGTTGTATGAGGAGGATGGCAACGTACGCCTCGTAGGGCATCAAGTTTAGATCAAACAGCTGTTTGTATGCGTTAATGAGGACTTTCTTGGCTTCGAGGAAATCCACGGAATAGTCCCAGGTATG